TGAAGCTACTGATAGTTATACTCATGGAATATATTTTGGAGGTCGTAACACCGAGGGTTCAGGTTATACTAACGGATTTGCTTGTGCACTTGATGAGGTGGCTATTTACAATGAATGTAAGGATTCGGTTGGTACTTTTGCTAGTGAAGTATATAACGGTGGAACTAAATACGACCATACCAAAAATAGTAACCTTGTAGGATATTGGAAATTCAATGAGGGTAGTGGAACTACTGTTATCGACCATTCGACTAATAGTAACAATGGTACATTAACCACAAATGATACGGGACTACCAGAGTGGGTAGAACTAAAAACCTATAATTAAAGGAGTTATAATGGCAAGTTATAGTAAAGAAGCAGAACGACAAAATAAAGTTTTAGGTGACCTTTTAGCGGGTAGAGAACCTGAAAAACGAATAATGGTCGGATACGATAGTGGAAATGAACCACTAAAACAAGGTGATAAAATAGACAGACTTTCAGACATTATGAAAGAAGTAAGGATGCCTTACTTTTGTCCATCTTGTAAAAAGGTAATGAAGAAAAGACTTGATGATAAGTTTTGGAGATTAATGGGACATTGTTTTGATTGTCAAATTAAAATAGAAAATAAACTTCGTGTTGAGGGTAAGTGGGAAGAATATGAAAAGAAAAAAATATTAGAAAATAAAAAGGCATATTTAAAAGATTTAAAACAAAGTATTGATGAGTTCGAAACTTCAGGAGGTAAGGCTACGTTTTTTAATGAAGTTGGAGTTGATGAGAAAAGTGTGGAAAAAGAGGAATGGTCAATGGGACAAGAAAATTTTGATAAACTTGTCTCTGAGGCTAGAGAATATATAGAAAAACTTGAATCGGAGTTAGAGAATGAAATTATCGAATAAAAGAAAACTAATACTACCTGAGGATATTATATTTGAATTAATGGATATGACTGCAACTCTTGGAGAAGTTGCAGAAGAGTATCATCGTAAGATTGGAAACGATGAGGAAATTGAAAACGTTTTAGAAGTTTATCATAGAATCATAGATAAGTTAATGAATTTAAATGAGTATGAATCGATTGATGAAAATGGTAAAAAAACAGTTAATCTTGAAGAACTTGTTCATGGAGCAGGGCTTTCATTTTTAGGAGAAAATTAAATGAAAAAAGTGTGGAAAGTATTATTAGGTATTATTGGTGGTCTTTTAGCCATTTTAGGACTTGGTGCAAAAGCTTCTGGTAAGAAGAAAGAAGAAATCAAAAAACTTGATAACGCAATCAAACAAAAGGACAAAGAAGTTAAACAAACCGAGAAAAAGGTTAAAGAACTTGAGTCAAAAAAACGAGTAAACAAAAAACAAGTTGAAAAACTGAAAAAAGAAGTTAAATCTACAAAGGCAGAGATAAAAAAGGCTCAAAAGGCAGTTGAAATTGATGATGTAGATGAAGCAGTAAACTTTTTGAAGAAGTTTTCCAAATAAACTGATATATATGTATATATGAAGAATTTAATTAAAATATTATTATTCACGGGAATAGTTTTTTCACAAGAAAAGACGTATACTTTTACTGAGTCTGAAATTTTGGGTTTTACCAAACAGATTACTGATTTACAGGTAAAAGATAGTTTAAACACTAAAACTATTAAAGACTTGGAATCGATTATCAAATTGTTGGAACAAAATGCACAAACAGATTCACTAATAATTACGAATAAAAACCTTTCGATTGATGTATTGAAAGAACGTTCAGAAATATTAGAGAAAAAAGTAAAACTTGTGAAACCAAGCTGGTATGAAAATAAGTGGTTGTATTTTACATATGGAGTAATTATGACAGCAACGTCTGTAAACCTTGCTGGTCAAATTGTAAAGTAATGTCTAATAATACAACACCATTAAAAGATGTAATCAAAACTGAATATGTGAAGTGTGCAAAAGATCCTGCATATTTTATGAAAAAGTATTGTATGATTCAACATCCAATTAAAGGTAAAATACCATTTAGTCTATATGATTTCCAAGAATCTACTGTAAATGAATTTCAAGATAATCGTTTTAATATAATATTAAAGGCAAGACAACTTGGTATATCGACTGTTACTGCTGGATATTCTTTATGGTTGATGACATTCTATCAAGATAAAAATGTTCTTGTGATTGCCACAAAACAAGACGTAGCAAAGAATTTAGTAACAAAAATTCGTGTGATGCATGCAAACTTACCGAGTTGGTTGAAACAAAAATGTGTTGAGGATAATAAGTTGAATCTTCGGTATGTTAATGGTTCTCAAGTTAAGGCAGTATCATCAGGACCAGAAGCGGCTCGTTCAGAAGCTCTATCATTGTTGATATTGGATGAGGCAGCATTCATCGATAAGATTGATGAGATTTGGACTGCAGCTCAACAAACATTAACGACTGGTGGTAGTTGTATTGCACTTTCTACACCAAATGGTGTTGGTAATTGGTTTCACAAAACTTGGGTAGAGGCCGAAGAAGGACGAGGATTATTTAACTTTATCAAACTTCATTGGACAGTTCATCCTGAAAGAGACCAAACTTGGAGAGATGAACAAGATAACTTATTGGGTATGCAGAGTGCAGCACAAGAATGTGATTGTGACTTTATCACTTCTGGTACTTCAGTTATTGATGCACAAATTTTAGAAGAATGTAAAACCAAAACGGTTAAGGATCCTGTAGAAAAACGAGGAGCGGATAGTAACTTGTGGATTTGGAAACCACCAAACTATACTAAAAATTATGTGGTATGTGCTGATGTTGGACGTGGTGACTCAGCAGACTATTCTGCATTCCATGTTATTGATGTAGAGAATGTAGAACAAGTTGCAGAATATAAAGGTAGAATACCTACAAAAGATTTTGGTAATATGTTAGTGAGTATTTCAACGGAATATAATGATGCTTTACTAATTATAGAAAACAATAATATTGGTTGGGCAACGATACAACAAGTAATAGATAGGGAATATCCTAATCTATTTTATACAAGTAAAGATTTACAATATGTCGATATTGCTCATCAGATGACAAATCGATATAGAAGTAGTGATAAAAGTATGGTGGCTGGATTCAGTACAACGATGAAAACCAGACCATTGATTATTGCTAAACTTGAAGAATATTTTAGAGATGAATCTGTAGTGGTTCGTTCAAATAGATTAGTGGACGAATTATTCACATTCATTTATTTAAATAATAGGGCAGAAGCGATGCGAGGATACAATGATGACCTCGTGATGTCTTTTGCAATTGGACTTTGGGTTCGTGATACTGCATTAAGATTACGAACTGAGGGAATTGAATTAACAAAAAAGACTCTTGATAGGATGATGGATGTTGATGGTGTTTATAAACCTGAAGAAAATAAATCTGATTATTGGGATATGGAAGTTAACAAACAAAGAGAGTCCTTAGAGTGGCTCTTATAAGTGAGGTAAAAAATGGCTGATAAAACATTATTTGGTCGGTTAAGACGATTATTTAGTACTAACGTTATAGTAAGAAACGTTGGTGGTAAAAAATTAAAGATTGCCGATACAGATAAATTACAACATGGTGTGAGAAGTCACCTTGTGGATAGATATTCAAAAATGCATAGTGGGTTGGACTTAATAAGTTCAGGATATTCTACTGTACATCAAGTTATGGCTGCAAGACTTGGATTATTCAAGGATTACGAGACAATGGATTCTGATTCTATTATATCAAGTGCTCTTGACATTTATTCAGATGAGTCCACTATGAAAAATCCATACGGACAAGTTTTGGAAATTCAAAGTGATAACGATAACATCAAATCAATATTACATAATTTATTTTATGATATTATGAATATTGAATTCAATCTCTGGCCTTGGGTAAGGAATTTAACTAAGTATGGTGATTTCTTTTTACACTTAGATATAAGTGATAAGTATGGAATTACAAACGTTATACCTCTTTCTCCATACGAAGTCATTCGAGCTGAGGGAGAAGATCCTGAAAATCCATACTATACTAAATTTTATTTAGAAACGATGGAATCAACACATCCATACTTACATAAGGCTCAATCTGGTGTAGGTAAAGTTGAGTTTGAAAACTTTCAAATTGCACATTTTAGATTATCGAGTGATAGTAATCTTTTACCTTATGGTAAATCAATGTTAGAGGGAGCTAGAAAAGTTTGGAAACAAGTTACCTTGATGGAAGACGCTATGTTAATACATCGTGTAATGAGAGCACCAGAAAAGAGAGTGTTTAAAGTTGATATTGGAAACATACCACCAAACGAAGTTGATAATTATATGCAAAGAATCATCAACAAGATGAAGAAGACACCATTCATTGATGATAAAACAGGTGACTATAACTTGAAGTTCAACATACAGAACTTAACAGAAGATTTCTTTATGCCAGTTCGAGGTGGAGATAGTGGAACGTCAGTTGAGTCATTACCAGGAATGCAATATGAAACTACAGATGACTTAGAGTATTTAAAAAATAGATTGTTGGCAGCACTTCGTGTCCCAAAGGCATTTCTTGGATATGAAGAATCACTTGGTAGTAAAGCAACATTGGCAGCTGAAGATGTTAGATTTGCTCGTACAATTGAAAGAATACAGAGAATTATAACAAGTGAATTAACAAAGATTGCAGTTGTTCATTTATATTCACAAGGATTTACTGATGAAGAGTTGGTCAATTTTGAATTAAATCTAACTAACCCATCTACAATCTATGAACAAGAGAAGATTGAATTGTGGAGTAATAAGGTTAATTTAGCTCGTGATGTAAAAGATAATACTTTAATGTCTGCAGATTGGATTTATAAAAATGTATTTAATTTTACAGACGACCAAGTTCAAGATATTGAAAACGGAATAGTAAAAGACCAAAAACAAAAGTTTAGATATTCTCAGATTGAACAAGAGGGTAATGATCCTGTTAAGAGTGGAGATGCAGTTGGTACACCAAGTGATTTGGCAGCAATTGGTACTTCTGGTGATGAGGGAGCTCCTGATGCACCAGATGCAGTTGGTTCTATATTCGACCAAGAGAATATGGGAAGACCTAAAGAAGTACCAAGTTATTCCAAAGATGGAAGTGCTAGAGGTAGAGATCCTTTAGGTAAGGTTAGACCACAACTAGCATTGTCTCACTATGATTCTTTGAAACAATCAGGATTAAAGTCTAATTCTGTCAAGGAAATACTTAAAGAAACAAATGAATCAGAAGAAATATCAAATGAATATGATGAATTTGTTAAAAAAGATTAACATAATAAATGTATAATTATTTGAAGTTTTTATATTTATATATGTACGAAAAATATACAGATTAATGGAGCGATTGATGTCCTATAATAAAAAGCATAACAAAATAAAGAATACGGGTATTCTTTTTGAATTACTTACTCGACAAATCACGGTAGATGTGTTGAACAACGAAAAAGACAGTTCTTCTATAAAAATTTTAAAAGAATTTTTTAATGCAAACACAGAATTGGGTAAGGAAAATGAACTTTATAAGATTTTGACAGAAAAGAAATATAAAAGTGCTAAACACTCAGAGATATTGATTGAAGCTGTCATTAAAAATCGCAGAAAATTATCAAATCGTAGACTAAGAAACGAAAAATATAATTTAATCAAAGAAATTAAACGTAGTTACGATACAAAAGATTTTTTCAATACTAAATTACCAAACTATAAAGTCTTGGCATCAATTTATAATATATTTGAAGGTGAATCTGCACGTGAAAGTTACGGGCCAGTAATTGAGACTGATAGTAAAGTAGTTGTAATGGAAAATATCACAAATCAATCGTCAAATAAGTCAAAAAATCTATCAGAAAAGTCTTACAAATCGTACGAAACACAAGAGGAAGACATTAGACTTTTGACATATCAACTATTAGTTGATAAATTCAATAAAAAATATAGTAATCTAAATGAATCACAAAGAAATTTGTTAAGAGAATACATTAACAATTTATCAAACACTAATTCTTTGAGAGAATTCATAGATGCTGAAGTTATTAAAGTTAGAAAAGTTTTATCACAACACTTAAATAGAGTGGATGATAAAATAACAAAAATTAAGTTGACCGAAGCAATTGCTCATACAGATAATGCTACTGGTGGAAAACGTGTAAAAGATTCTCACGTTGTATCTTTAATGAGATATTATGAATTAGTTAAGGAATTAGAAAATGTCCACGAAGATAAGTAAAAAAACTTTTAAAGAGTTATTACGAAAACTCATCCAACGTGAAATAGAGGAAGTATCAACCACTGCTAATGTACCTGGATATGAGACACCAAATGCATTTAGTGGTAAAGGTAAAGATAGAAGAGATTCTGTTGCAAGTGGTAGTGGATATGAAAAGATAGATGAAGCAGATGACCACGAAGGAAAGATGGCAAAGGCTCAGTTAGAAAGAAGTATGGAATATGCTGGGATGATTTACAAAATGATTGGTAATGTTGATACTGATGGTGATGGTGAAGTTAATTTTCCATCATGGGTACAATCATATTTGACAAAATCTCAAGATTATTTACAAAGTGTATATAATTACTTAGATGGTAAAGATGGATTAGATGATAAATTTCAAAAAGAAGAATCAGTAAATGAAGCTGTATTAACTATTAGTTATCAACCAATCTTTGATGCGGATAAAAAAGACAAGTTAGAAAAGATAGCGAAGAAATCTGGTTTAGCCATTAGAAGTAGAGGTAAACAAGGATTTACAGTTGATGGTAAAAGGGCCAATGTAGAAAAATTTATAAAAGCAACTCGTGGAATGATAGAAGTTAAGGAATCCGTAAATGAAACTTTACCCAATAGGGTTTGGATGGATCTTCGAAAAAAATATAGTACGAATGAATTAAAAAGATTTTTTAAAGAGGGACTACCAACTAAATTAAAAGATAAATACAAAAAATTAAAAGATGAACCAGAAACAGATGCCGGAAAAGATTTCGGAATTCATCATAAAGGTTCAATGGGAGCTGATAAAATGGGAAGACTGGCAGAACCCGACACTTATGATTGGGATGATGATGATAAAGAAAAAGGTGGACATCAAAAAGAAAAAGACAAAAAGAAAAAAGGTTATGAGCCAGTAAAAGAAGATGCTAAAGACGTAGCTAAAGCAAAAAAAATTACACGTGAATTAGAAAAAATTGAAGGTAAATATCGTAAATCCATGTATAATTTATCCGATAGATTACAGGCAGATCCTAAAAATCACAAGTTACAAGATGAATTGGTAAAATCATATACAAAGAATGTAACATCTTTTATGAGAGATATGATTAAAATAACTAAAAGGATGAAATAATGAGAGAACTTATAGTTGATTATATTCCATTTGAAGTATCACCTCAACAAATAAATGAGGCCATGAAAGAAAACAATGGTAAGTTGGTAGTTAAAGGTGTATTACAAAGAGCGGATGCAAAAAATCAAAATGGAAGAGTATATCCAAAAGATATTTTACATCGAGAGGCAAAAAGTTATGATGAAAACTTTATAAAACAATCTCGTGCTATGGGTGAACTTGACCATCCTGATAGTTCAGTTGTGAACTTACAGAATGTATCACACAACGTTACAGAAATGCATTTTGAGGGTGATAATCTATTAGGAACAGTTGAAATCCTAACTACACCAAGTGGTAACATTTTAAGAGAATTATTTAAGAATGGTATCAAATTAGGTATAAGTTCTCGTGGTATGGGTTCAGTAGAGACTGTTACTGAAGATAATGGTGGACAAGTAATGAAAGTTGGAGATGATTTTGAACTTATAGCGTTTGATTTTGTATCAAATCCATCTACACACGGAGCTTTTATGCATCCACTACAAGAAAGTGTTGATAAGTCTCAAACACAAGGTAGAACTTGTGGTACGTATTGTAAGGCAGAAGATATAATTAACAAAATCATACGAGGAGAGTAAATTGCCTTCACGTTCTAAAGCCCAACAAAGATTTATGGGTATGGTTCATGCTCTTAAAAAAGGAGAAATGAAACCAAGTGATGCCTCACCCGAAGTTAAGAAAGCTGCAGATTCTATGACGAAAAAATCCACAAAAAAGTACGCTTCAACTAAACATAAGGGTAAACCAGAACGTGTTTCAAAGGAAGTGGTTAAAAAACTCGGTGAAATGATTAAACAAGAGGTCGCCAAACGAGATTATAAGGCAGAATATAAAAAATTTCAATCATCTACAAAGATGAAAAAGTATAGGGCAGAATTAAATAAGTATAATAGACAAAAAGGTACTTATGGTAATGGTGATGGTAAAGATGCATCACATAAGGGAGGAAAAATCGTGGGATTTGAAGCACAATCTAAAAATAGAGGAAGAGCTGAAAAGAGTCGATTAAAAAAAGAGAATATGGGTAAGCGTTGTACTGTAAAAGAAGTATCAAAGTGGTTAAAAACACTTGAAGAATTTAGATATAGAAAAGTTCGTAATGTTGATGCACGAAGAGTTGCAGCATTTGTAAATAATGGAATGAACGAAGAGGAATTACCTACAAGTCTACAGAAAAAGTGGGAACACAAAAAATATGGTAGAGAAAAACATTTGGCAAACAAATATATTGAAACCATATTAAATGTATCTTTGAAAGAATCCGTAAATGAAAGAAAAAATCCAAAAAGAGAAAGAGCTAAAAAAAGTTTTATAAAAAATTTACAAAAAACAGAAAAAACCATTAAAAGAGTTAAACAATTTGCAAAATCAAATGAATGGGGTGCAATTAGTAGTTTTATTGAAGATGACCTTGTATATGATATGACCGCTTTAAAAAATGACATTGATACTATTATATCAATGCCAGTTGATGAAGCCACATCTTTAGGAGCTGATATGCTTTTAGGTGGTATAGTAAGTGTAATTAAAAAAGCAGGTATGAGACCTAAGACAGCTAAAATGATGGGTGGTGGATTTAAAGTCAGTAAAAGAGATAAGGTTGGATTTAAAATTGATGTTGAGATTCGTGGTATGGATAAAAAGAAAACATTCCCACTACAATTCGAAACTGAAAGAGGTATGTTATACGTAGTGATTAAAAACAAACCAATCAAATTAGGTAAATACACAATGGTTAGACAGGCAGCTCAAAACTTAAAAAAGGTAGGAACGGCTTTGATTGGTGATAAAGACGTTAAAAGGATAGCATAATGATTAAGTTAAAAAGTTTAATAAAAGAAAATTGTGGGTGTGGGGATAGTTGTTGTTCTACAAAAGAACAAATTAATGAGAAAAAAGAATTTAAAGGTAATCTACAAATGATTGCATCAATGAATAAAAAGAAACATGACTCAACGATAGCAAGAATAGAAGTTGCAGATAGATTACCACACAAATCAATGTCACAAGTTTACAACCATATTTATAAGTTAGAATTAAATCTAAACTATCCACCAGCGTTAAAAAAGGTTCGTGATTTAGCAGATAAAAATTTATTTAAACTTGTTAAGGGAATGGTAAGTAATTCCGATGAAGTAATTAAAGCATTAAAATGATTAAGTTAAACGAAATACTCAAAGAATCATTACAACTACCAAATGGAAAACAAATCCAAATGGGTAAAATTTTTACTGGTCAAGGAAAGGCATTTGTAAAAGAAGAAGATTTAAATGAGGAAATAATACCATTATCAAAGTCAGATATAAAAAAGATGGAACGGGCCTCTCAAAAATTAATTAAAGATTTAGAAACGTTTTTAAAAGTATGGAAGAAAAAACATAAAGTTTCTGTAAGTGATCCCGTTTTGTATGATACTTCTAAAGAGTGGGAAGGTGTTATACGAGATTTAAAAATTAAATTTGGTGGTTGGTTTGGTTTTGTTTACGATAGTGATTATGTAAAGTGAGGTATTAGATGAATTATACAAAAAATATGTGGGACAATTGGAAAGACTTTAGATTAGACGAAGAATCTGATGATTTAACCAAATTATTTGAAGAATTTCAAAAAAAAGGTATTGAAGAGTTTTCTGCATATGGAACTACATTTTCCAGTAAAGAAGCACAACAACAAGTAGAGTCTGACGTTAAGGCAATGGGTAAGATTTTTAATAAAGCTTCACAAAAAAGTATTAAAATAATGTTAGATGGAGTAAAGGGTGGTCGATATGACGCTATGGATATGATTCGTGGTATTAAGAGTGGGCCAGTCAGAGACACAAGTATGGGTGTTAGAGAAATGTTAAGTGTTTTGTGGAATAAAATTGACAATAGATTTAGAAAATATTTAGGCGGTAAAAAACGTAAGTAGTTTATATTTATTACCGAATTAGGAGAAAAAAAATGGCAAAGTTAAAAGATATAATCAAAGAAAATTTTTCACTTGTGGGTGGAGTTGTTAGTGTACCTGCAATTGGTGGTACACCAAGTAAGGGTTTAACCGATATCGTAGAAGATATTTACGGAACAAACTCTGAAAAGGTTTCTGCTAAAGAAATAAAAGAAGCAATGAAAACTTTTTCTCAGTTAGGTAGAACTTTACAAACAGAAAAGAATTTAAAAGAAATTGCAAATTCTCTATCTACTATTGCAACAAAAGCAAAAACCTACACATTAAGTGAGACAGAAGATTGGTTTGATAAAGTTACCGTAAATCGTAACATGAAAGAATTAACAAATTTATCAAAATCTTTTAACAAAATTGCATCAGAAGCTCAGTCTCTACAAGAAAGAATGAGTGCTTTATATGAAGATATGGGACACGTTATTGGTCGTTACTATGAAATAAGTGATGAAGATGACCATCCAGAAGGACATGGAGAAGAAAATATCGAAGAGGGAGATTACGAAGAGTTCTTCCAAAAGGCAATGGATAAGTTTGGTATTAAATCACCAGCAGAACTTGATGATGATAAAAAGAAAGAGTTCTTCAATTATGTAGACAAAAACTACAAAGCGAAGTCTGAAGGTAACTTATCTGAAGCAAAATTTGCAGTAAGTTTTGAACTTGGTCAAGGTGGAGATGGAACTATTATTGTAGATGCATCAGGATCAGGACAGGCAAAGGCAATAGTAGCAAAACAATTAAAAAAAGGTCTAAAGGCAGTTAAAAGTGTAAAGAGAGTTCAGTCAGGATTTGGAAAACAAATAGATAAGAAACTCGGAGACGACTAAACGAAAAGAGGTTATAATTGATTGAAGTAAGATTGAAAAGAAACGAATCTATTGAGAGAGCAATTTCAAGATTCAAGAAGAAAGTTAAAGAGAGTGGTTTTTTGTTTGAGTTAAAAGAAAGACAATACTACACTAAACCATCCGAAGAACGAAGAGAAAAGAAAAATAGAGCTAAAAGACGTAATTATTATCAACGATTACGTGACGAAAAAAGTTTCTAATTTTCATAGTTTTTTAATATAAGTATATATTTATATAAAACGAAATACACTATCGTATATTCCTATACATCATATAGTGTACCTAATTAGTAATTAATTTAATTATAGTTCCCAATAACTATACTGAAATCCAAATGGAGAAACATAATGGATGACTTATTGAAAGAAGCCATCGCAGATGCAAAAGCAGTTCGTGAAACAGCTCTTGCTAATGCTAAAATGGCACTTGAAGAAGCATTTACTCCACGTTTAAAGTCAATGTTAGCTCAGAAAATTCAACAAGAAATCGAAGATGAAGTTGAAGATGAAGAAGAAGTTTCTGAAATCGAAGATGAAGAAGAAGAAGCAGAAGCTGAAGAAGCTCCTGTAGAAGAACCATCTGATGAAGAAGAAGTTTCTGAAGTCGAAGATGAAGTTGAAGATGAAGAAGAAGTTTCTGAAATCGAAGATGAAGAAATGGAAGACGAAGAAGAAGTTTCTGAAGAATATGAAGATGAAGATACTGAAGATGGTCACGAAGAAGTCGAAGAAGGTGAATCACATGATGAAGATGAAGAAGAAGTGACTGAAGTTGAAGACGAAGAGGAAGAAGTCGAAGAAGACCTTGACCTTGAATCTATCTTAAAAGAGCTAGAAGACGAAATCGAAGACGAAGAGGAAGAAGAAATCGAAGAAAACGATGTATCTTCTGATATCGGTGATGCCGATAACAAAGTTGCTGACGACGCAGCTGATTCATCTGAAACTGGTGCTCAGGGTCCTGAAGGCGAAGGTTCTGATAAACCTGAAGGTTCAGAAAACTCTGATGACGAAAAAGTTGATGACTTGACAGAAGTTGAAGACGAGGGTGAAGAAGTTGAAGAAGATGTCGATTTAGACGAAGTTCTTAAAGCTTTATCCGAAGTTGAAGATGAAGACGAAGACGGAGACGTGGAAGAAGTTGCTAAACTTAAAAAAGAAGTTTCAGAACATAGAGATGTTGTAAAATATCTACGTTCTAAGCTTAATGAAGTTAACTTATTGAACGCTAAATTATTATTCTCAAATAAACTATTTAGAGCGTTTGGTTTAAGTAACGAACAGAAAATGAAAGTTGTTGAGACTTTTGATAGAACTAAGAGTATCAGAGAGATTAAACTTGTGTACACTACATTAGCAGAGTCTTTCCAAGGCACTCGTGCACCTATCAAAGAATCAAAAGGTTCATCTTCTAAAGCAGTTGCTTCAACTAAACCAGTTAAAGAAGTAATTACTGAGTCTGATGATATTAAGAACAGATTCAAGAAGTTAGCAAACATAATTTAAAACTACTCTTATTGGGAGAAACGTAATGAGTAAAAATACAAACACAATTGAAAAGTTGATGGATGGTTATAATCCACAACGTCAATTGATGGAACAGACCCGTAAGTTAGTTAAGAAGTGGGAGCCAACAGGCCTTTTAGAAGGTATGGATAAAGACCACGAAGTAAACGGAATGGCAGTTCTTCTTGAAAACCAGGCTCGTCAGTTAATTGATGAGGCTTCAAGAACTGGTACATCAGCAAACTCTGAAGAGTGGAGCGGTGTAGCACTTCCTTTAGTTCGTAGAATCTTTGGTGAATTAGCAGCACAGGAATTCGTTTCTGTTCAGCCTATGAACCTACCTTCAGGACTGATCTTCTATCTTGACTTTAAATACGGAACTAACCAAACAGCTAACCATACTGAGAACTCAGATGTTCATGGTAACACATCTGGTTCAAACACAGACGCTACAGGCGGTCTATATGGTGCTGGTAAATTTGGTTACTCAATCAACGACCAGACCTCAGACGCACTAACTATTGGTGCAGCAGTTGCAGATAATGCATTTACAACTGGTTCTGTAGTTTGGCAAGATGTTGATTTTGAACCAGACCTATCTGCTTCTGTTGCTCTTGGCTCAGACGCTGATAACGGTCTTGTTAAGATTACCGTTGATGGAACAAACGACCTAGCAAACCACGATGTTGAAGGCTTTAGAGCATTCACAATTAGTGGTTCTGGTATCGACGCGTTCTATCCAGCACACACTACAAGGGATGAGTCTAGCACAGACGTAACCTTTATCGCATTGAAATCACAAGCTGCTGTACCAAGTGGAATCGTTGTGAAATATCACAAAGAAGCTGCTAACAACTACACACGTGGTGATTTTGAAGCAACAACAACTCAAATTGATGGAAATCCTGAATCAGATATCGACATTCCTGAATTAGATATTGCAATGAAGAGTATTCCGATAATCGCGAAGACTCGTAAGTTAAAAGCAGTCTGGACTCCAGAACTTGCTCAAGACTTGAATGCTTATCATTCAGTTGATGCTGAAGCAGAATTGACAGCACTTCTTTCTGAATACATCTCAATGGAAATCGACCTTGAAATCCTTGATATGTTGTTTGCAAACACAAACGCAAAGAAAGAAAAGTGGTCAGCAAGAGTTGGATATGAGTACAACACATCAACTTCGTTGTTTGCAGAGTCCTCAGCTAACTCAAACGCTTACACTAAAGGTGAGTGGTTCCAAACACTTGGAAACAAGATACAAGCTGTATCAAACGCAATCCATCAGAAAACTCTTAGAGGTGGTGCTAACTTCTTGGTCGTAAGTCCAGAAACAGCAACAATCATCGAGAGTATTCCTGGATACGCTGCAGATACTTCTGGTGAAGCAACTGAGAAATCATTTGCTATGGGTGTACAAAGAGTAGGTGCTCTTAATAACAGATATACGGTTTATAAGAACCCATATATGTTAGAGAACAAAATCCTCGTTGGTTTCCGCGGAAGTAACTTCCTCGAAACTGGAGCGGTTTACGCACCTTACGTACCGTTGATAATGACACCTCTTGTTTACGATCCTAAGAACTTTACTCCAAGAAAAGGCGTCATGACCAGATACGCTAAGAAGATGGTCAGACCTGAATTCTATGGTGAAGTTGTCGTAGCAGATGTAAACTACGTTTAATTAATTTAAACTTAGTTGTCATTTAGAGGTGATCTTTGTCATCTCGAATTTAAAAAGGGTGGGAGTTTTTCTCACCCTTTTTTATTGCTTTGATATTTATATTTAGATATATCTAATTAATTTCTTAATATTAGGAGAAAAATATGGCAAACTTAAAAGTAACTATCAGAGAAGAGTTGACTTTAAATGGTTATGATCAGGGTGCTAAAAACACTTTATCAATTTCAGATATAGATGAAGTGTTTAAAAGAATAGTTACGTGTCCTGCTAATAATGAAACTACTATAGCAAGATTTAGAAGTTCTGTTGGAAATGCAAGTGGTACTGCTACTTTTGATTCAGCATTAGATGTTCAAGATGTAAAATATGTTAGAGTTACTAATTTAGATGGTTCTAATAGTTTAACTTTAAGTTTACAAGTAGAAGTTGGTGAAGATGATTCAGGAGCCGATACTTCAGCTAGTGTTTTAGTAGAAGCTGGTAAAAGTTTTGTTATGGGTTCTCCACATGATGGTATAAGTTTATCTGATGCTAACGCCAATTTAGTTACAGACCTTGTAGATTTAGATAGTTTAGTGGTTCAACCTGGTAGTAATTCAGTAAATGTTGAAGTATATATTGCTTCAGCGTAAAATTATAGTTTAGGAGAAAAAAAATGGCAGTTGTATTATGGCAAGGTAGTTCCAGTTTTACTTCAGATGATACGCCTTGGGGATTGTATGATGACGATAGTTCGTTTTCATCAGATATAGATAAATTTGCAAGTTGGGCAGCAAGACGATTGGGTTACCCTATAACTGCCGTAGAATTAACTTCAGGTTCTTTTTACGCTTGTTTTGAGGAATCTGTTTCTGAATATTCCGCTCAAGTTAATCAATTTAACATAAAAGACAATCTTTTAAGTCTAAAAGGACAATCAACGGGTTCTAATTTAACACATAAAAGACTTTCAAATACAATGGGAGAACAGATATTTTTGTCTGAAACCTATGGAACTGAGGCTCAAGTAGGTGGACAAGTCGAAACCTATACAAATAAAATTACTCTTTCTCAGTCTGTACAAGAATATGATTTGAATGAATTAATTGCAGACCTTAGTGGTAGTGGAGCAGGTACAGGTGGAGCTATAGAGGTAAAGAGAGTATTTTATGAAGCAGATCCTGCTATCACGAGATACTTTGATCCGTATGCAGGTACAGGTCAACAAACAAACAATATGTTGGATGCATTTGGATTCGGTGGTTCTTCACCAGCAATAACATTTATGTTACAACCAGTATATGCAGACTTGTTAAGAGTTCAAGCAATAGAATTTAATGACCAAGTTAGAAAATCTGCATATTCTTTTGAGATTCGTAATAATAAGTTAAAAATATTTCCAACTTGGACAAGTGATTCTACTGGTAGTATGTTTATAGAGTGGTCAAGAGTAGATGATAGAGATAAAGTATTGAGAACTCGTTATAGTGGTTCAGCGGATACAATATCAGATATCAGTAATGCTCCATATGATAATATGAAGTACGGACATATTAATGATGTTGGTAAACAATGGATTCGTAAGTATGGATTGGCATTATCAAAAGAATTATTGGGTATGGTTCGTAGTAAATACGGAACTATTCCTATTCCTAATTCAGAAGTTAGTTTAGATGGTGAAACATTAAGAGCGGAAGCAACTGCTGAAAAAGAAACATTAATAGAACAATTGAGAGAAATGTTAGACCAAACAAGTCAAAGGGCATTGTTAGAGGCCGATCAAGAAGCTTCGGAACATCTTCAATCAAAATTAAACAAAGTTCCAATACCAATTTATATAGGATAATCAAATGGCAAGTAGATTTTGGCCTGTAAAAGATACAGACTTAGCTAAACATTTTAATGATGAGCTTGTAGGTAATTTAACTAAAGATGATTGTAGTATTATCGGACAAGAAGTTATTTTATATCGTATTGCTCCATATGATACACAAACAAATATGTATGGTGAGGCAGGTGAAACTGGAAAAGTATATAAAGCAGGTGTTAAGTTGTTTTGTATTATAGATTCACAAGATTTTGATTGGAATACAGATGAATTTGGGCCAGATACAAGACAAGAAGTTACATTTGCATTTCAAAGAGATATGTTGATTGATGTAAACTTTAGACCAGATATTGGTGATATAGTGAGTTGGAATGATGGATATTTCGAAATCAACGGAACAAATGAAAATCAATTAATCGGTGGTCAGACTGGTAATAATTGGACTATTAGTTGTACTGCACACTTATCAAGAATTAATACACTTAATATTGAGAGAACAAGGGCGTTTTAATGGCAAGACAAAAACCAATATCACGTAGGGCAAGACGAGATTTACATTCAATAGCATTACGTGAAGATTTTAATAGAGCTCGAGAACTTAGACGAGATAAAGACGACCAAAAGAATTTATCAGTTTCTATTTTGGATATGGATAGTGCTATCATGTACTATTTCAATGAAGTTATAAGACCGACTGTAAAAGAAAATAAAGAAACTGTCAAGGTTCCTGTTTTGTATGCTTCACCAGAACGTTGGGTGAGTATCCAAAAACGTGGATTCATGAGGGACAAAAAACAACAATTAATTGTTCCAGCGATTGTGTTTAAAAGAACAAGTATAGAAAAAAATGAAAATATACCAATTGATAAATTAGATGCAAATCGTCCTAATAATTTTATGACATTCCAACAAAAGTATTCTCAGAGTAATCGATATGACCAATTCAGTAGAACAGTTGGAATTTCACCTAATAAAGAATTTTATAACGTTGTTATTCCTGACTATGTTAATTTAAATTATGAGTTTACGATTTGGACAAGTTATATTGACCAAATGAACAAATTGGTTGAACGAATAAATTATACGGATGGTGCATATTGGGGTGAACCTGGTAAGATGAGATTTAGAACAGCGATTCAGAATTTTACTGATGCAAGTGAATTAGATGCACAAGAAAGATTAGTAAAGACAACGTTTGAAGTTCAGATGATGGGGTATATCATACCTGAGGAATTTAACAATTATGTAACAACAAAAAGACAACTCACACCAAAACGATTGATTTTCAACGTGGATGCTGAGAAAACAAGAGACCAATTGGTTGAGAGTAAAGAGGAAGGTCAGTCTGTTAGTATACAAGAAACACAAGATTTATTCTCTATAAGTGTTTCTAATCCATTTACTATGACGGCTGGAACTGGTGTCACATTATCAAGTAATGGTGCGTCTTTTGATGGTTCTTCGGCTTTAACACAAACCTTTTCTATCGGACAAGATGTTGCAACCACAGCAGATGTTACCTTTGCAGAAGTTAGTGCCAGTACAATAGTACTCGGTAATCCAACCACTTGGAGTTCTGCAGGAATTAGTGGGAGTCTTTCAGTAACGGGTTCGTTAGTTACCTCTGGTGATTTAACTGTAAATGGTAATACAACTATTTTAGGTACTTTAACAGCACAAGAATTTCACACAACATTCACCTCAGCATCTATTATATTTGAAAGTGGTAGCACTAAACTTGGTGATACTGTAGATGATACACACGAAAGAACTGGTAGTATGACGTTAAGTGGTTCATTTAGTTTAAATGGATACCAAGTAAATGAAATCAGTAATGATACTGCTTTAACAGACCAAAGTTCTACAGCTCTTGTTACAGAATATGCAGTAAAACAATATGGTGGAAGTTTAACTACTGACCAATCATATTTAAGAAAACAATTTCATAAAACCGCGACCACAATTCTAAGTAATAATACGGCTAGTTTTAACGCGGTAACTGCATCTGCACCAGCTACATTAACGAGCACAAATGAGGGTGATTTTATATTCTTTATCAATGGTCAGTATATGGAACATGATGCTTTGACTGTTGCACAAAGTGGTTCTCAGTTTTTACTACAAGTTGATACAGGTAGTATCGGATATTCATTAGAAAGTGATGATGAAATTTTAAGTATCGGTAAATTTAATTCGTAGGGAGTAAAATGGCAAAAAATTTATTTCAATTTAGAAATCCATTGACATTCTCTGGTTCAAGTGGTTTTACCGTCAATAATGCAGGTGTTAATATAACTGGAGTCGATAGAAAAGATTTCGTTTTCAGTATTGGTCAAGATGTATCCTCTACCTCTGATGTGACTTTTAATCAAGTAACACCAGATAAAATTATAATAGGTTCTGTAGATTCAACACATATAGTGTGGACAGATAAATCTGTTTCTGCTTCTAATGGCACATTGACTCAAACAGCTGGTGAATTTTTTAATATTAGTGGTGATTTAACTGTTCCTAACTTAACATTAACAGGTGAATTTACAACTGATAAAATAGAGGCACAATTAACTGGTTCGAGTACAATTTTTGAAAGTGGTAGTACAGAGTTTGGAGATACGATAGATGATACTCATGAAAGAACTGGAAGTTTATCCATAAGTGGTTCTTTTAGTTTAAATAATTTTTTAGTTGATGAAATTTCTAATGATACTGCAGATGATGGTGGGAGTCAAACTGCACTCTCAACTGAAAAGGTAGCTTATAATGCATTTGGTGACCAGACACCTGGATTTGAATTTACGAGAAAGAAATTTGCACATACTGGTAGTTTTGTAAGTTCCACTACCTCAAGCTTTACTGCTGTAACTGCATCAAAAGTTGAAACATTAGATGGAGTAACTAAACACGATTTTATGTTTTTTAATAAAGGGATGTTAATGGAATATGACGCATTAGATATAGAACAAAGTGGTTCAACTTTATTATTAAAAATGAATATTGGTTCAATGGGATATGGATTTGATAATAATGACGAAATAGTGGGTTGGGGTAAATTTAATTCGTAAATACCACATTGGTTTTACCATTTGTTGATATTTATAAGTATGAGAAAAAGAAGTTGGCCCAATAGAAAAAATCGTCCGTGTCCTGATTGTGGGAAGATGTTAACATACACAAGAAAAGATACTTTTGATAGGGCAGTAGGTAATAATTCAGTTTGTAAGTCTTGTGCACAAATGGACAGAAAACTTACATTAGAAACTATTGAGAAGATGAAACAACCCAAGACCATTGAACACAAGAAGAAAATTTCTCGTAGTATAGAACAATGGTGGGAAGAACGTAAACAACAAGAGATAAACTATGGCTTTAATAGACAGCAAACAACTAAGTAAAGACCTTTCAGGTTCCTTTGGAATTAATACAGGTTCACTTTTTATAAGTGGTAGTGAAACACCCACGAGTGGAGATTATGTATTAGTTACAAGTGGAAGTGTAAATACGGCAGGTGGTCGTGTTTTTGAAGAGGGAACAAGTGTTGTGGATACTGCTACAGCGTTGTCCATAGTATTTGGAGGATAATAATGGCACAAACCTTTACAAGTGCAGCAACAGGTTCAAGTACGACAATAACACCACTTTATACTTGTCCCGCAAGTACAACTGGTGTTGTTCACGCCGTGTATGTGAGTAACATAGATGGAACTAATGATGCTACGTTTAATTTGTCAGTTAGTGGAAGTGCTAATTTTCAAACAAGAAGATTTTTGATGAAAACCGTTGATGTACCAGCAGATTCAACCGTAGTGTTGGAAAAACCAATTAATTTGGGAGCGGGGGATAAATTAGAAACTCAAGCTTCCGCCGATAATGATGTTGATGTATTTGCAAGCATATTAGAGATAACATAAGGGATTTAAATGGCTGATTCTCTACAAAGACTTGGAATAAACCATCTCAACCATAAACTTAAAGTTAAAAAAGGTGGGATTGAAGTTACTAATGGGAACATTAGTGGTTCTTCTACTACAACTGGTTCATTTGGTAGAGTAGAAACTTCTGGTGATATAGTTACTATAAGTGGAAACATAAGTTCAAGTGCCAATATAACAGGTAATATTGTAAATGTAAATACAAGAGTTAAAGCTATTGGTTCTTCCGTAGAGTTTGCCGGTGATACATTAGATTTTGTAGATGGTAGTTCTACAAATAGACTTTTCAAAGGAACATCAGGTGGTTCTTTTGAAGCGTATCACTCAGGTAATAAAAAATTAGAGACATCAACTGATGGTATAACTGTAACTGGAAACATGACCACAACTGGTGATGTAATCGTTGCAGGAATAACTTCAAGTGGTGATATAGTAACTCAAGGTGATGTTATAGCACAAAATTATATTGTTAGTTCATCTGTAACCTATATGACACAAAGTTTTGCTAGTGGTAGTAATATTTTTGGTAATTCTATGGATGATACTCATGTGTTTAGTGGTTCTTTGGATATTACTGGTTCAAACTTTATATCTGGTACTTTAAATGTACAATCAGAAGGAGTATATTCAAGCTCGACAGCCATTTTTACCAACAATATTACAAATG